GACACACCCCGCCTGAATGAATGGTCCCGGCATAATCTGAAACGGAAAATCCGCCGCACCGGCATCGAACCAGATTTCCGTGGTGCGCTCACCGATAACCCAGATTTCACGCTTGCACACAATGATCGAAACGAGATTATCCGAATATCCATTCTTCGCGGCGAAATAGAGCGCGTCGAACACCATTTGATTGTTATACGTGCAATAAAAATTCCGCGTTGCTGGCTGGTTGAAGATCATGTAGCCGTCGAGCATATCAACCCGCGTGGCGCCATAGAACGCATAAACACCGCCGCCCCCAGAAGGCGGCGCATTCGTCGCGGCGGAAATCTGGCTGAAGGCATTAGTCGAAAGATTGACCTGGTATCCCGTAGTGGTGCCATCGACGAGGCCCAATGTCGTTCCGTTGTCCGCCATGCTCACGATACCGGACGCGCTTACCACGGAACCAATCAACGTGAGCGTCCAAAGCGGCGACACGGCGTAGACCGACGATCCGCACACGTAATACAGGCTGTCATTGTTGGCCCAATAGAGGCCCCGTCCAGGCCCCGGCGTGGAGGGTGTCGCCAGCGTCGTTAGGCCAGGACAGTTGTAATACGTGAACGGCACGGGCGCGTCTTCGGGGTTCTTTTCCGCGAACAAGTTCACGCAGCGTTGCGCGTCCGCGATAATCCCGCGCGCCATGTAGGCACCCTGCGTAAGGGGAATACGCATCAGGAAGCGGCGGAAACGCTCGCGATGGAAACCCACGTAGACGCGGTGTTTTGCAAGAAGAACGCGCGATGCAGCGTGGTCAGCGTGCCAGCCGCCGCCGCTGAATGCGTGTCAATCGCCGTGGCGCTTTCGTATGGGAAGATCGAGAGCGCGGAAGCGCCGTTATTCACGATGGCGACGACCTGAGCATAGCCGCTATTGATGGCGACTGGCGGCAATTTCACCGCGTCTCCGGCGGTCCCCACCGTCGAAACCACGTTGAGGGATGCTGTTAATGGCAGCGCGCCGGCCAAGGTCTGCGTCGTGGAAGCGGTCAGCGCGTTCGCGATGCTTTCAAGTTGGATGCCGGAAAACAGCGATCCCGCCGCGATGGTCTGCGCGACGGTGCCACCGTTGATGAGGTTCGCCAGCGATCCTTGCGTGCCGCCGGTTGGCGTGACGAGAAGCCCGTCAAGCGCGGTTTGCTGATAGACGGGGCCGGTCAGAACGAGGGTATCGGGTGCGTTTGCCATTTGGAGGGTCCTTTAGGTGTGGAACAAAAGCATCATCGGACGCGCCTCGCCCGGAGAGTAGCAAACAAAATCATTGACGAAACCGTGAACGTGGCTTGCGCGGCCACGACTATCATGCCGGCGGACGCCAAACTCACCCGAACGATCCCCGTCGAGAACGTGTTTGTCGGTGTGACGATAGCGGCGGTATTATATTGATACATCCCGCTTGCAAGAATAGCGGGAACTGTTGTCGGCATCGCGGACCCGCCGCTTGTCGAAAGCCACAACGCTTCTTGCGTAACCGATGTGCTACCACCATACCCTGGCGTCACGATGGCCTGACAGTCATAGTCTCCCGCGTTCAACTGAACGCCGACCACATCAAAGGGGAAAGCACTCCCTAGGACCAACCCGGTATGACCTGTTTGCGTCCCTGATTGCGTTCCCGTTGTATTGATGGAAGTGCCAGCCAGCGCGTTTGCCGTTGTGGTTGAAATCTGAAACGTATTCGCCGTTACCGACCCGGCGGTGATATAATAGGTGGTAAACGTCGAGATGCCTGTTGGAAGGGCGCCAGTCGTGGAAAAATAGACGGGCGTTAATGCCAGAAAGCCATGGGCCGTCCACGTCACAACGCCGGGAGATGCGATCGTTATCGTTACAGTCGCGCTGGTATTGACGCCGGAATTTACGAGATATTCTCCGATATCCCCGGCGGGTGCGCTGTCGTTCGTATTCGATCCCTGGATGCCTACGCTACCGGTCCCGGTATATCCAATCCCCTGGCCGGCAGCTAATTGGATCGCGTTTCCGGAGAACGTCGCGACATCGGTTCTAAGCCCTGATACCCAGGCACCATCAGCCTCGAATGTGGCGCGCGGTATATCGTTCGTCGCCCACGCGATGATGTTCGCGCCGCCTCCGGTCGCGGCGGCGGGTGTCGCGCCGCCTGTGCTGAATGTGACCGTTGTCGAGTTGGCCGTGATGACCGTGTATGTTCCGGACGCGGTAAAACCGCTAACAGCCGTAGCGCCAGTGATAACGAACGTCTCGCTTGCCGACATGCCGTTGTTGGCCCATGCCAAGGAGACCGTCGTTGTGCCGTTCGTCGTAAGCGGATTGGTAGCGAGAGGAACACGAGCGCCACTCGCGTAAACCGCGTTTCCGCCATGAAGGTTCGGATCACGGCCTACGCCGACGTTCGCGTTCGGTTCGGTCATATAACTGACGTAGGTTTTTACCGCGCGCCCGGTTTGCGTATTGAAGTCGGCCGACTGTGAGTTTGAATAGGCGTATAGAATGTCCTGGCCGTTATATTGCTGCGTCGAGACCGTTCCGCCGCCAGCAGCCACCGTCGCGTTTGCGTTGCTTCCCGCGTTGATCGTGAACGTGGAGGAATTGATAGCCGTGACGGAATATGACCCGCTGATTGTCAGTCCGGCGACGGGAGACGCGCCTGAGAACGTGATGGATTGACCAGTCACCATCATGTGATCGGCCATCGTAACCGTAACCGTCCCGCTTCCGTTTGTCGTGGCGAACGGATTAGTGAGCGTTTTTGGCGCGTTCGTGGTCGCGATGCCGAGCGTTAATAGTCCACCGGTATTCTGCGGGCCGGTCGTGCGGTCCCGGTGCCACCCAGGGCTGTTAAGAACGCGATTGGAGATATTCCATTCAGCGACACCAGCGCCCCACGAATGAGATGAATCAGACGGGGTAAAAATCCATGAGAAATTTAGATAATTGGCGGGATTATTGAGGGGTTGATAGGTGGTGACGTTGTGAACAATCTCCGTCGCCACATCAAAGGCCGCCGCATCCGCGTATGATTGATACGAGTAAAATTGACCATTCGCGACCGCCGGTCCGTTATTGATCCCAACCGTGTTGCTGTTGATCGTTCCGCCGGATTGCGCGTAATTGAATTTTACCTGCCCGTAACCGCCGATGCCGCCGTTGAAGGTCTGGGTTGCGGTGAAGGTATTGCCGCCCGTCCAGACATTGGAAGCGGAAAGAATGGCTGACCCGCTTCCAAGAGAGGCCGCCAATGTGGTCTGACTTGCCCCTGTTGGCGTAATCAGCACATTTCCCAATATAACCGGTAGATTTTCCGGAGATGTGAGGACCGTCGTGTCGGGTGATGCTACCATGCTTCTTTCAATACGTCTGATACGAGAAAATATTGAACAACGGAGGCCGTGTCAGCCCGGTTGGCATCACCATCCTCGGTATCTGCGTATTCGCCATCCGCACGGTCGAGAGAGACGCCTTCGCAAGCCCAACGGTGGCGTCAGGCAAACTCGATCCGGGATAAATCGCGGCCAGACGGATCGCGAGATTGGTCCAGATCGCTTCGACATATTCATCCGGCACATTGAGCGATTGAACGTAACTCGTGAACTGACCAAGATGCTCTTTAAGCGTGAGGTGCAATTCATAAACGCCGGATTGCGGGATCGGCCACGGATACACGGTGCCGATGGGCAATGCGGCGTCATAGAAAATGTAATACGGAAACGAAACCTGCGTCTTCAGCGCGATATTATTGTAATCCTCGCGCGATTGCAGAATTTCCAGCGGGAAATCGACCTGATTTGGAAAATTCTGCACGTATTGGCGGAAGAAAGCCGCCTCAAGCCGTGACGGGCGCGGCACATTGAAATTGCCTCCCGGCCCCACGGTGTAAGATTGCGCCCCCGTGGTCGAATAGGACACGTCGATCAGATGCCAGACCAGCCATCGCTTGACGTTCCATTGCGCTAGCATCCCATTCAGCGCCGAAAACGCATCGGTGTAGTCTTCGGCCAGGGCAGTCTGCCCTACACCAAGCACACCAATGGCTTTCAGGCTGAACGTGATGAGGTCCTGTGGCGTCAGGAGCGGCACTCAGACGGCTTCCGGCTCTGTCGGTTGGTCCAATGCGGCCAACGGCGTCACGGGCAAGGAAGACATGCGGGAGGCGCCCCCGAGGGACATCCGCACCGCGTCCCGATCACGAAGTCCCTGTTCCCATGACGCGACAACGGCATCACGCCGGCGTTTCGTCGCGGCGTCTTCCTCAACCCATGCCGCTTTGATAACCTCGAATGCCGCGTCCGCGTCCAACGCGGCATCTTCGAGGATTTCCAGGGGCGTCATGCCGCGCTCTCCGGGGCCGTCGCGCGATCGAGTTCCTCGCGCAAGCGCGCGGCACCCCATCGCTTGTCCGGAATCACGTTGAGCGCGATCAATTCGGCCCGCAGCGTTTCCGCGTCATCAACCAACTTTGGCGCGGCGATCTCGGCCTCAAGTGCCGCGATCTTGCGACGCATCTCGGCCATTTCTTCGAGACGCTTCAGTTTTGCCTTGAGTTCCGCCATTTCATCGGCAACCGGCGCGTCCATGGTTTCGCCCAATTCACGGCGTAGCCGCACCGCCGTCCATGACGGATCGACGCTGACACCGGCCGCCGCGCACTTGCGGATGAGGTTCTGGCGATCTTCCTCGATCTGCGCGGAAGTCTTGCCGCCCGCGAGAAGACGCTCCTCCTCCGCTTCGTCATGCACGATAATTTCTTCGAATTGCTCGACGTTCTCCGTCCAGCGAACCGTTTCCTTGTCGCACGTGACCGTGCTTTTCGCGACTTCCTTAAAGCCCTTCGAAAAACGCAGCATCTTCGGGTATTCGTGGAACGGCGTCTTCCCGGCCGCCGGGATCAGTCCAGCCTTGCGAAGATACGCAAGGCCGATCTGGTAGCAACCACCCCGGCGAAGGAAGTCGTCCTGGGATTCCTGGATTTCGACTGACATGCAAACTCCTGGGTTACGCGGAGCCGACCTAAGTCGGCACCGTTATTGTCAAACCACATCCGCAATCACAACTGCCCACTCTGGACGTATCCAAAGCGCACCCCACACCACATCAAGCCGTGTGCCGGTCTGGCCGGAGCCGATGATGTATTGACGGACCATCAGCATGGACACGCCATCGAGTTCATGACGCGCGCTTTCGACATTCGGCGGGATTTCGAGGTCAGCCGTCGTCATCGTGATCGCGTCCGGCACGAAAGCGATGTTCTTGCGATACGTCGCGGACGCCGGGCTGACGAGCGTAATGACGGCGCTATTCGCCGGGCTGTTGTCCACCGTCTGATACTGCACCTGCGCGCCGCCGGGACCGGCCGGGATCAGGGCGGGATAGATGCTGATGGACGTGCCGCTGGATGCGACATCGGCTAACACCACGAACTGGCGAAGCTGCCCATAGGACTGCTTCTCGATGCGGTTGACGCCGTTCGATCCGGCGAAGGTGATAATATCGCCCTTCTTCAGCGTGCCGGTGATCGCGTTGGTGGTAATCGTGGTGCCGGTCTGTCCCGCGCCATTCACCGTGCCGGACGAGAAACTGCCGGACGTGTGCATGAGGACCGTCTGATCCATCATCCAATCAAACCCGAGTGCGTTTTTCATCGAGCCGGAACGATACTGCTCGCTGATTTCCGTGGCCGGGTTGAACAAGCCGGCCAACGCGCCGGAAACGCGGGCGTCGGTAAACGGATTGACCACGAGGCGGTGGTTCATGGCGGGCGCGGACTGCGTGTGCAGCACGGCGTTCGCCGTCAGGATCGTGATATTCGACGGGCTGATGATCGCGCCGGCCGCTTCATTGTCCACGTAATTGCAAACGCCGCCTTCAGCGCCTGACATGACGCCAACGGCCACGGTGCCTGCCAGATTGTTGACGGCGGGCGCGATGTAGCGTTCCGCGAAGTCATCAACGGACAAGGTGAGGTCGATCTGGGGGAAGGACATGCCGACGTTGTTCTGCGTGGCCATCGTCAAGGTGGTGAACTGCTCGCTCACATCCTGGAACGAAATGGCCTGCCCGCTGCCCACTGTGAAATCGACCGGGAGGCGGACGCGCAACTGACTGCCGATCTTGGCGCCGGTGCGGGCGAACTGATCGTCGTATTGGGTGTTGATGTTTCGCATGAAGGCGTTCGTGTTTTTCCACAAACGCACCGCGATACGGGTAATCATGCTGATCGTAAGAAGTGTATTGGCCACGGCCATGTCTCCAACTGTATTTGAACGCATGGACCGCGCATCTCACCCTTACGGGTTCTTGATTATGCGGTCCAAATACAGCCGTGGCGGAAAAGAAGTGATAGCCATCACGTCACCAGCTTAGGCACGTCGTCAGGGTTACAGTCCCGATCTGGCTCGCTATCCGGCGAGCGCGGGTTAGGGGTTGATGTTAAGCGCGACCGCCCAAATGCTTCGGCGCCCGCTTGTCCCAGAGCGCGGCCCATTCCTTCATCGAGAGTTTGTCGTCATAG